GACCGGCAACCATGAGGACCGGTGGCAGCACTGGCTTTGGCAGCACGCCGCCGAGATCAGCGACGACCGACGCATGAGCCTGACGGCGTGGCTCGACCTAGACAAACTCGACATCGAACTCGTCGATGACCAGCGGCCGGTCATGTTAGGGAAACTCCCCGTGCTGCACGGGCACGAACTGCCGAAGGGGATGGCGGCTCCGGTCAACGTCGCCCGAGGTGCGTGGATGCGGACGCTCTCGACGTGCCTGGTGGGCCATTCCCACCGGACCAGCAACCACGCAGAGAGCGACATGTGGCACAAGGAAACGGCGTGCTGGTCTACCGGGTGCCTGTGCGATCTGCGGCCCGACTACGCGGTAATCAATCGCTGGAACCACGGATTCGCCGTGGCGACCGTTCACAAGGGCGGGCAGTTCGACGTTCACAACTACCGGGTGATGGGTGACGGCACTGTGCGGTCTGCTTGACCACGGGCATAGGCTGCGGACTCACCCCGAGGGACCACGCATGACGACCACCACACTCGAAGAATCCAACGCCGCACTGCGGGCAGCCGTCCGCGAGCGGCTCAACGCCATGCCAGCCGATGACCACAAGGTGTCGCCGCGGGCGACAGAACCTAGGAACTTTGTCGCAAGTACCGAGGAAACGCAACACGACGAGTCGGACGTGCCCTACGTCGAGTACCTGCTCGGGCGGCAGCGTGGCGACTCGGTCCTGAGCGAGACCTACGCCGAGTGGGAGCCTGGGTTCCGACCTGTCACGCCGGCAGAACAGACGCTGCGGGACGCGATCGCCACGATCCGCGACCGGCACGGCAAGTACGGGCCACCTACGGAGCACTTCAACCGCACGGCGTCGCTGGTGAACGCGGCGTTCGGCACGACGTTCACCGCGGCGGACTGGGCTCTGGTGATGGTCCTCGACAAGATCGCCCGCCAGATGGGGACAGCGGCCACCGACGACGCTGCAATCGATATCGCGGGGTACGCGGCCTGCCACCAGGAGTGCCGACGTGCCTGAGCCCCTCACCGACGCCTACCTCCAGCAGTGTGAGCAGGACGCCCGCCGGTTCTCGGGTGCGTACACGGGCACTTCGGGCACGCTCGCGGCCCACACCATGCGACTGCTGGCGGAGTTGAGCCGGGTCAAGGGGACGCTCGCCGTTGAGCGAGCGAGGCGTGAGCAGCACACCTGCGGCCTGCAGGCTGATGGCAACGAGTGCTGGCCGGATAGATGAGGGGGCAGGACGCATGATCGCTCTGTACGTCGTCTCGGCGTGGCTCGCCGCCGACGTTGCCACGGGCATCGTCCATTGGTGGGAGGACCGCTATGGCGACCCGGCGTGGCCGATCCTGGGCACGCATGTCGTGGCGCCCAACATCCGGCACCACTCCGAGCCGCGGGCTTTTCTTGCTGGCGGCTACTGGCAACGCAACTGGACGACGATCCTGCCCGCGGCCGTCATCTCGCTCGTCGCCCTGGCGGCGGGGCAGAACTGGCTCGCCCTTGTGGCGGCGTTCTCCAGCCAGGCCAACGAGGTTCACGGGTGGGCACACCAGCGATGCTCACGCCCGATACGGGGGCTGCAACTCATCGGGCTGCTGTCGTCGCCAGACGGGCACGCGGTCCACCATCAATCGCCGTTCAGTACGGACTTCTGCGTCATGAGCGACTTGATGAATCCGGTGCTTTCGGCGGTCGGATTCTGGCGCCGGCTGGAGCGGGCCGTGGGCTTGGCCGGCGTGCATCCGAGAGCGGAGCGAGAGACTGCTTGACCGGGCGGCGGGTTGCAGGCGACGACGTGTCCTCCTCCACGTCGCCGCCTCCCCGCTTGCTCGGTCACGCTGCCGGTCTACCCCCGTCCTTCGGCGGGCCTTCAAGGTCCAGCGGCGGCAGGAAGTCGAGCCCCCTGTGCGTCTCCGTGATCCGCGGATCAAGGTAGTGTCCACGGGTCATCGCCGGATCGGCATGGCCGAGGTGGGCCGTGGCATCCCCGCCAGCAGCGGCGACGTAGGAGGCCGACGCCTTGCGGATCGCGTGGAACGCCCGTGAGGGCACGCCTGCCGTCTGGCAGAGCAGCCGCATGCTGGCGTAGTGCGACAGCGGATGGCCCGTCCTGGGCCACACTAGAGCGTCTGGCGGGCCACGGCGGCTTTCCAACTCCGCAGCCAAGGCAGCGGTGATCGGGGCAACGAGGTCACGCTCGCGGCCCTTGCGGGTCTCGGCGAGGAATACGAGCCGCCCCTGCGACGTGTCCACCTCACGCCACCGCAGGTCGAGCAGGGCTCCAATTCGCTCGCCTGTCTGCCATGCGGACTGGAGAAGCGTGCTCCACCACCAGGACGACGGCACGCCGGACATTGCCCCTCGGCGGGCTTTGGCGGCTCGGACGAGGCGGCCCATCTCGTCCAGCGTGTAGGCGGTCGGCGTCCGCCGTACCCGCTTCTGGCGTGGCAGCCCCGGCCACTCGCCGGAGTGCAGTTTCTTCTTGCAGGCCCACGTCCAGATCGCCAGCAACTGGCTGCGGTCCTTGGCGACGGTATGCGGGCTGACGACGCGCCCCCGGCAGGGATTGGTGGCTCTCCACCGCAGGAACTTGGATACGGCCACGTCCTCCAGATCCGTGATCAGCGGCTCGCGGCCGAGGAACTCTGCGAACTTGTCGACGGTGTGGCCGTAGAGCGTCATCGACCGATCGGACAGATTCATGAGCAGGGCATACCGCTCGAGCAGTTCTCGCATCGTCATCGGGCACCTCTTTCCCTCGTAGTGTACAGATGTTTAACGGAGCCCTCTCCGTTGAAAGTCCCCCCGCCAGTCGATCCTACGGAGGGTCGGCTGGCCGGGGCAAGTTGGGAGGATTGAAGGTGCGGTTTGGTTGACTAACTACCGATTGGGCCTAGCATTGGGGCAATGATCGCAATGGCACAGAAAATCGACGGCGGCGAATACCTCACCGTGGCGGAAGCCGTGGACGTGATGGGCTGCACCGAGGGCTGGATCCGCCATCTCCTCGGCGAAGGCAAGCTGCCTGGTGCTCGACGCTTCGGAAAGCGGGTCTGGCTCATCCCGGTGCAGGCCGCCAAGGCCGCCACTGCGGACCTGAGCACCCGGTCGGTCGGCAAGAAGCACCTCGCCAAGCGGCCGGCGTCCAGCCGAGCCAAGCCGAAGAAGGCCGCCGCTCGCCGGAAGTAGCGTTTTCCCCGGCGAAACCGCACCCAAAAAATCTTTGCTCACCCCCTTGACGCCCAAGTGACGATACCCTACAGTACAGAAGTCAGGCACGTGAGACCTGACGAGACGCGAACCGGGAGACGAACGATGAAGCACCTGCGAACGATCACCGACATGCAGCCCGGCGAGTGCCGCTGGGTCGGCCGGCAAGACCTGCACGTCTACTGCCACGGCAGCGAGGTAGACGGCAAGTACCGCCCCGACGTGCGTGTCTACAAGCTCTGGACCATCGACAGCATCGGCAGCGTATGGGACGCGGCCGGCTGGGCCACGGCGGCAGAAGTCGCCACCCTCGTCGCAAAGGAGACGGCAAATGACCAGTGACCTTCACGCACTCGCCACGCTCGGATGCCAGTTCGTGCAGCTGGCCAGCAACGGAAAGCGGCCCCTCGGCAACGCCTGGCACACGCTCGCCTCGAGCATCGCCGACGTGATCGACGGCTGGCTGTCCGCCGGCAGCAACCTCGGGCTGCTGCTCGGCACTGGCAACATCATCGACGTGGAGTATGACGATGAGGCCGGCCGGCTGGCACTGGCCAGGATGGGCCTGCTGGACATCCGGACGCCGGCCTGGGCCAGCGGCAGGGGCGAACACCGGCTGTTCAGGCTGGACGCTACGCTGCCGCCGATCGGCTGGAAGAAGGTGGGCGGGGCAGAGATCCGCATCGGCGGCAAGCCGGCCCAAAGCGTCCTGCCGCCCTCGATGCACCCAACAGGCTCGGCCTACCGCTGGCTGGTCAGCCCGTGCGACGTAGCACCGGCCTCGGTTTCGCTTCGCATGCTCGGGCTGGAGGGCTGACCATGCACCGCCTGTCGAACCTCATGCCCGCACTCGTCCTTGTCCGCATCGGCCAAGAGCTCGGCACCGATTCGCCGGCCGCCCGAGCCGTTCACGACTTGCTCGAGCTCCTGGCCACCCTGGCCGGCATTTTCCCCCGTTGACACTTTGACGAACTGACGATAAACCATAGCCCAACTGACGATATCCAAACTGGACCGCTTGACCTTGAACTGTTCGCCCGTACACTAACCCGCCACACGAAGGAGACCCCCACCATGCACGCTGATTCCAAGATGGTCGGAGACAACGAGTACATCGCCGCCGTCGCTGCCATGCCCGAGCACACCGTCTCCGGCGGCACGACCCGGCTCACCGACGGCAAGCTGGTCACGACCTACGCGGTCGGCGACCGAATCAAGTGGCGAGACAAGGGCCGCACGCTGGCTGGAGTCGTGGTCGAGGTGCTGACCGACGACACCTACCACGTTCGGCGGCATGTGCCCGACCGCGGCAACGAGCACCACGCGGTGACGGCCGAGCAGATTGTGCCGTTCTGACCGCAGGAATTACGGCGGAAATTGCATAGGGGTTGATGCCCCCCGACATGCGTTAGGTTCCCCCCCTTCGGCAATCGGACTTCGGCATCCCATTAGGCGACGAACTTCACAGACGTACAGGACCACCGGACGGAGGATCTATTCGGTGGAAGGAGTGGGGCGGAGCCCCAGTAGCACGGACGCAACGACACCCCGCCGAGCAGGACGCGGAGCGGGTTTTTGACAGAAATCACAGCCAGTTTTTCTGACGAAAGGAATGACAGATGACCACGGAAATCAGCACGCAACGGGCCGGCGGCCTGGCCCTGCAATCGTTCGACGACGCCTTCCGGTTCGCCAAGATGGTGAGCCAGTCGGACTTCGCGCCTAAGGACTTCAAGGGCAAGGCCGAGTCCTGCTTGCTCGCCATCCAGCACGGGAGCGAAGTCGGGCTGTCCCCGATGCAATCGCTGCAGTCGATCGCCGTCATCAACGGCAGGCCGACGATCTGGGGCGACGCCGCCTTGGCCCTGGTGCAGTCGAGCTCCCAGTGCCTCTACGTCCGCGAGTACACCGAGGGCGACGGCGACAACCTCACCGCCGTCTGTGAGGTCCAGCGGCGTGGCTACCCGCAGCCGACGGTCGCCCGGTTCTCCGTGGCCGACGCCAAGACCGCAAAGCTTTGGGGCAAGCGTGGGCGTGACGGCCAAGACACTCCTTGGGTGACGCACCCGAAACGCATGCTTGAGCTGAGAGCCCGTGGCTTTGCCTTGCGGAACGCCTTCGCTGACGCCCTGCGTGGCCTTGTGACGGCCGAGGA